AGCTGCTGGCCGAGTGGCGGGCGGCCACCGGCACGCCGCTCTACGAGGCACTCGGGATGAGCGAGATCTCGACCTACATCTCGACGAGCCCGGTCGTGCCGATCAAGCCCGGCTCGCCGGGCAGGCCGCAGCCGGGACGGCGGGTGGCGATCCTCCCCGTCGAGGGCGCACCGGAGCCGCTGCCGGCGGGCGAGGTCGGGCTGCTCGCCATCCACCGCTCCGATCCGGCCCTGATGCTCGGCTACTGGAACCGCCCCGACGAGGAGGCGGCGGTGATGCGGGGCGAGTGGTTCACCGGCGGCGACCTCGCCTCCCTCGATGCGGACGGCTACGTCTGGTTCGAAGGCCGCAACGACGACATCATGAACGCCTTCGGCTACCGGGTGTCGCCGAACGAGGTCGAGAGCGTCCTGGTCACCCATCCGGACGTGCAGGAGGTGGCGGTGACCGAGCTGCCCGTGCGCGACGACGTGCGGGTGATCGCCGCCTTCGTGGTGCCGAGAGCCGGCGCGGAGCCGGCGCGGGACGCGCTGCTCGCCTGGTGCGCGGAGCGGCTGGCCGCCTACAAGTGCCCGCGGGAGGTCGTCTTCCTGGAGGCGCTGCCGCGGACCCCGAACGGCAAGGTGCAGCGCAAGCGGCTGGCGGCGGGCTGAGGGCCGGCGGCAGCCGGGTCAGCCTTCCCGCCGCGCCACGCTCCGCGCCAGCACCAGGAGCGAGCGCTCGGGCAGGCGCACGGTCCCGCCGCTCCTGACGGCCTCCCGCGCGACCGGGCGGCCGTCCCCCGCCGTCGTGTCGAAGAGCGGCGTCCACGGCCCGCCGATGACCCGGGCCAGCTGGAAGTCGAGGGCAACCTCGCCCGCATTGGCGAGGATCAGCAGGCGCCGCCCGTCGGGCGCGTCGTTGCCGATCTGCATGCCGAACGCCCGGCGCTCGCCGTCGCCCCAGGCGCCGTCATCCATCTCGGCCCCGCAGGGCGAGAGCCAGTGCACGTCCTTCAAGCCCCCCGGCGCCACGGTCTCGCCGGTGAGGAACTTGCGCCGGCGCAGGGCCCGGTGGTCGCGGCGCAAGCCCAGCAGGTTGCGCACGAACTCGGTCAGGGCCGGGTCACCGTGATCGTTCTCCCAGTCGACCCAGGAGGTGGGGTTGTCCTGGCAGTAGGCGTTGTTGTTGCCGCCCTGCGTGCGCGAGCGCTCGTCGCCCATCAGCAGCATCGGCGCGCCTTGCGCCAGCAGGATCGTGGCGAGCAGGTTGCGCTTCTGGCGCGCCCGCAGGCCCAGGATGGCGGGATCGTCGGTCGGCCCCTCGACGCCGTAGTTGCGCGAGACGTTGTGGCCGTGACCGTCGCGGTTGCCCTCGCCGTTGGCCTCGTTGTGCTTCTCCTCGTAGGCGACGACGTCGGCGAGCGTATAGCCGTCGTGCGAGGCGATGAAGTTGATGCTGGCTCCCGGCCCGCGGCCGGAGGCGGAAAAAATCTCCTTCGAGCCGGTCAGCCCTTGCGTCAGCTTCGGCAGCTGGCCGGCATCGCCGCGCCAAAAGCCCCGGGCGGCGTCGCGGAACTGGTCGTTCCAGTCGCTCCAGCCGACCGGGAAGCCGCCGAGCTGGTAGCCGCCCATGCCGATGTCCCAGGGCTCGGCGATGAGCTTGACCCGCGACAGGACCGGATCCTGCGCGATCGCCTGGAGCACCGCGGCCCGGGGCGTGAAGTCGTGGGGGGAGCGGGCGAGGCTCGAGGCGAGGTCGAAGCGGAAGCCGTCGACCCGGTAGGCCTCGACCCAGTGGCGCAGGGAATCGAGCACCATCTGCATCACCCGCGGCACTGCGACGTCGAGGGTGTTGCCGCAGCCGGTGCAGTCGATGTCCCGGCGGGGATCGTCGGGCTGGAGCTTGTAGTAGCTCGCATTGTCGATGCCGCGGAACGACAGGCTCGGCCCGGTGCGGTCGGCCTCGCAGGTGTGGTTGTAGACCACGTCCATCAGCACCTCGATGCCGGCGGCGTGGAGCTGGCGGATCGCGGCCTTCAGGCCCGCCGCGCCGGCCGGCCCGAGGTAGCGCGGCTCGGGCGCGAAGTAGTTCAGCGGCGAGTAGCCCCAGAAGTTCGTGAGGTCCCGCTCGACCAGGAAGCGGTCGTCGACAAAGGCCTGGATCGGCAGGAGCTCGACCGCCGTGACGCCGAGGCGCACGAGGTGATCGACGACCGCCGGATGGCCGAGCGCGGCGTAGGTCCCGCGCCAGGGCAGCGGCACGCCCGGATGGGTCTGGGTCAGGGCGCGGACATGGGCCTCGTAGATCACGCTGTCGACGAGGGGGTAGCGCAGGGGCGGGTCGTCGTGGACCGGCGCCTCGGGGGCGGTGACCACGCCCTTCGGCATCATCGGGGCGCTGTCGCGCCGGTCGAGGACGTCCTCCCGGTGGCTGCCGCGGCGATAGGCGTAGAGGGCGTCGTGCCAGCGCACCCGCCCGTGCAGCTCGCGGGCATAGGGGTCGAGGAGGAGCTTGTGCGGGTTGAAGCGGTGGCCGCGCGCCGGCTCCCAGGGGCCATGAACCCGATAGCCGTAGAGCTGCCCCGGCAGCACGCCGGCGAGGTAGCCGTGCCAGACGTCGTCGCTGCGCCGGGGCAGGCGGACCACGTCGGTCTGCACCCGCCCGGTGGGATCGAACAGGCACAGGTCCACCGCCGTCGCATGGGCCGAGAACAGCGCGAAATTGACCCCGCGCCCGTCGAAATGGGCGCCGAGCGGGCCTGCGGCGCCATCGTCGAGTGCGATCATCCCGCCATCCCCCGGGCGCGTGTCCGTTCGCCGACGAACATGCCCGCGGACCGGCCGGCTGCCAAGCTGGCCGGCGGCGCCGTCCTCAGGCCGCCGCGCTCACCGGCTCGCGGGAGACCAGCGCCACCGCCTCGCGCAGGGTGTGGAGGCCGGCCTCCGGCCGAGTGCCGGCGACCGAGAGGTGGCGGCGATACGGCCGCGCCCCGGGCCGGCCGTTGAACAGGCCCAGCATGTGCCGGGTCATCGCGTGCAGGCGGACCCCTTCCCCGAGGCGGGCCGCGACGTAGGGCTCGTAGGCCTCGACCGCCGCGAACGGATCGGCCACCGGCGGCGCCTGTCCGAACAGCTCCGGATCGACGCCGAGCAGCAGGGCCGGCTCCGCATAGGCCGCGCGGCCGAGCATCACCCCGTCGAGGGCGATCCCGTCCGCCGGCGCGAGCGCGGCCCGCGCCGTCGCGAGGTCCTGCAGGCCGCCGTTGAGGGCGACCGGCAGGTCCGGGTTCGCCGCCTTCAGCCGGTGGACCCGGCCGTAATCGAGGGGCGGGATGTCCCGGTTCTCCTTCGGCGACAGCCCCTGGAGCCAGGCCTTGCGAGCATGAACGATGAGCGCATCGACGCCCGCCGCCCGCACCGCGGCCGTGAGGGCGTCGAGGGCCGCCTCCGGATCCTGGTCGTCGACGCCGATGCGGCACTTCACCGTCACCGGCACCGAGACCGCGCCCTTCATGGCGGCGACGCAATCCCCGACGAGGGCCGGCTCGCGCATCAGGCAGGCGCCGAAGCGCCCGTCCTGCACCCGGTCGGAGGGGCAGCCGACGTTGAGGTTCACCTCGCGGTAGCCGAACGCCTCGGCGATGCGGGCCGCCGCCGCGAGATCACGCGGGTCCGACCCGCCGAGCTGGATCGCCACCGGATGCTCGGCCGCATCGAAGCCGATCAGCCGCTCGCGCGGCCCGTGCAGCACAGCTCCTGTCGTCACCATCTCGGTGTAGAGGAGCGCGCGGGCCGAGAGGGTGCGGTGGAACGCCCGGCAGTGGCGGTCGGTCCAGTCCATCATGGGTGCTATGGAAAAGCGCCAAGGACTGAAATTGCTCGTTTTTTCAACCATGGCAACCACCTGACCCGACCCTCATGCTGTACGATTTGAAGCCGTTTCCGGCGTTTTGAGCCCGTTTCTTGTCGAAAGTACAGCAATGCTGTACGCCTCCGGCCCATGCTGTAGCGCGGCCGAGGGCACCGTGGGAACCATCGTCGAGCGGAAGCGCAAGGACGGCTCTGTTGGCTACCACGCTCAGGTGGTGGTCAGGCAGGAGGGTGTCACCCACCGCGAGACGAAGACCTTCGACCGCAAGGCGGCGGCCAACTCATGGATCGCGAAGCGGGAGCGCGAGCTGTCTGCGCCTGGCGCGGTGTCGGGGAAGAAGGCCGAGGATCCGACGCTCGGCGCGGCGATCGACCGGTACGTGGCTGAGAGCCGGCGCGCCCTGGGGCGCACCAAGGCGCAGGTGCTGAAAACGATCAAGACGTTCGACATCGCGGACAAGCCCTGCTCGACCATCACCAGCGCCGATGTGGTCGCGTTCGCCACCGAGCTATCTGCCGGCCGGCAGCCGCAGACCGTCGCGAACTACCTCGCCCACCTCGGCAGCGTGTTCTCGATCGCGCAGGCGGCCTGGGGCTATCAGCTCGACCCCTCGAGCATGCAGGACGCCCGGAAGGTCACCTCGAAGCTGGGGCTCGTCGCCAAGTCGAAGATGCGCAGCCGCCGGCCGACGCTCGACGAGCTCGATCGGCTGATGACGCATTTCGGCGGAGTCCGGCACCGGCGGCCGGGCAGCCTGCCGATGCAGGTGATCGTGGCGTTCGCGCTGTTCTCGACGAGGCGCCAGGAGGAAATCACCCGCATCGCCTGGGCAGACCTCGACGAGGAGGGCTCGCGGGTCCTGGTCCGGGACATGAAGAACCCTGGGCAGAAGGTGGGGAACGACGTCTGGTGCGAATTGCCGCCGGAGGCGCTGCGGATCGTCCAGGCGCAGCCGCGTGCCGGCGATCGGATTTTCCCCTACACCACCGACGCGATCTCGGCCGCGTTCACCCGGGCGTGCGCCTTCCTGGGGATCGACGACCTGACGTTCCACGATCTGCGCCACGAGGGTGTCTCGCGGCTGTTCGAGATGGGCCGGACCGTACCGCTGGCGGCATCGGTCTCAGGCCATAAGAGCTGGTCATCGCTCCAGCGCTACACGCACATCCGCAAGGCGGGCGACCGGTACGCTGGCTGGCCCTGGCTCGCGGTGGTAACCGCGACCGATCAGCCGCACAGCTGACGGCACTCCTTGCGTGCCGCCTCGGCCCGCTCGTCGACCCATCGCGCCAGGTCGTTGAGGTGCACGCCCTTGGCCGACTTCTGGCTCGCCTCGATGCGGACCAGCGGCAAGGCGATCTCGCCGGCGGAGATCTTCCGTGCCAGCTTCTCGGGCGTCAGGTGTGAGAAGTAGTCCTGGCACACGCGCTCGATAGGGATCACGGCCGCGCCGCCGTACTGCGCCAGCAGGAGGAACGCGGTGTTCATGGGCTCGGGCCTCGCGACGGGTTGGGCGATAGTGGGGGCGCGTCCGCGCGGCATGCTCAGACCTCCTCACCGGTGGCTGTGGTAACCGGAGCGGTGGGGCCCGTGATGGAGTGGATCACCGCGCCGCCTCCATCTTCAGCTTCCGCACGTGCGAGGCGGCGCGCTCCTCGCCCTCGAGGTGGGCGACGTCCCGGTAATCCTCGATCAGGTCCTCCGGCACCCAAGCCGGGATGGCGATGCCGCCCTTCGGCATGCGGGAGGGTGACCGTGCATCTGTGCGAGGTGCCTTCTTCCGCACCGCCTTGAACCAGACGGCAGCGATGCCCCGCCACAGCGGGACGCAGTGAACCGCCGCGTGCTCCTTGGCCTCCTGCTCTGCCTGCCGGGCCGGCGTGGCGCGGATCGTCTGGATGAGCCCCGCCCGGTCGAGGTCAGCAAATTGCGGGTCGGTCATGAGGTGCTGGGCCGCCTTCATCTGCGCCGCCGTGATCGGGCCCAGCTCGGCCTCCGTCAGGACGCTCAGGATCTCGGTGGCCCGCTCCTCGCCCTCGAGGGTGACCAGGCCGCGCACCGCCGCGATGGCGATGGTCTCGCGCGGCTTGTAGACCGCTCGCGCCGGCGGGAGGCGCAGGAGGATCAGGCCGGCCGCCGCAGCGACCCGCGCCACCGATCGTGCCGCCGGATCCCCGGCCGCCACCGCCGCGACATGCATCTGAGCCGCCGTGACCGCGACCCGGTCCCGGTTGTGGCCGACGAAGGCCTCGGCACGATCGGACTGTGCCGTGGCCTCGACTACCACGACCGGGATCAGGTCGATGCCCGGATGGGTGGCCGCCGCGATGGCCGAGTGCTGGCCATCGATCACCTCGAGGCCGTCATCCGTCCACGCCACGATCGGCGGCTTGAACCGGCGCCAGTCCCAGCGCTCGACGATGCGGCGGATCAGCCGGAGCGAGGCATCGGAGAGATCGCGCTGGTAACCGGCATCCACCAGCAGCTCGGTCGGCTTGATCCACGTCACCTCCGGCTTGGAGGTGGCGGGTGCGCCAGGGTGAACGTCAGCGAGGGCCAGGGCGGTGATCGGGCGGCGGTTCATCACTGCGCCCTCGCCGAGGAAGGAGCATGCGAAGCCACCAGCGGAATCAGGCGGACAAGCCGCTGATGCGATGCAGCTTTTGCCGATGGGCGGCCCGGATTCAGGGGTGTGGAATCACCCACCCTCAAGGCGTCTGCGAGATGCCGGAGATATCGGCCCGAGGAGCACCATCCTTCGGTCTCCTCGGTCTCCCGGGCGTAGAAGTCGGCGAGCGCGTTGAGGCCCGCCCGCGAGGACGGGATGACCGTGGTCAGCGCCTCGAAGGCCGCCGCACTCGCGTCAGCCGCAGCGTTGGCCCGGCGCATCTGCGCCTCGTCGTCCTCGTCGAGGCCCGAGAGCACCGCCGTGTGTGCCCGCTCGGCGCGCTCGGCGCCGGCGATGGCTTGGTGGATCGGATCCGGGCCGACCGCGGCCGCCGGCCAGCAGGCGCAGGCCAACGCCGTGAGGTCGGCGACGCGGACCTGCGCGGCCTGGTAGGTCAGCCCGTAGCTGTTGGCGAACTCGGCCTCCTCGGCGAGCCACCAGCGCAGGTGCTCGAGGAGCTTCAGTGCACCGGCGGCCGTGGTGCAGGCCGTTGCGACGAGGACATCGCCGGCCTCGCGGTAGGCTTCCTCGGCGAGGACAGAGGGGTTGCCCTCAGGTGCGACCTGGAAGGCATCGTAGGCGGCGCGGTGGGTGGCGATGGCCGCGAGGATGGGGTCGGGTGGGGTCATGCCCGCCCTCCGTCAGGAATGCCGTCCGCGAACAGGTCGGGCTTGATCTCGGCCGCACGTGCCCAGACCTCCGTCACGACCTCATGGCCGAGCAGTTGCCGGGCGGCGAGGATGAAGGCGCGGCGCCGGCCGTCCTTGAGGGACGTGGCCGCCATGGTGTCGGCGGCGTGGGCCTGCTCCCGCTCGGCCCGGCGAAGGGTGCCGATCCGCTCCTGCAGCCGCGGCCGGATCCGGCGCTTGCGCTTGTGCGCGGTCTCGGCGCGCCGGCGCCACTCCGGGTCTCCGCCGCGCAGATCGGCGGCGGAGAGCTGGTCCTCGATCCTGGCAATCTCGCCGTCGAGGACAGCCAGGAGCTGGCGCCCCTCCTCGGCGGTTGCGATGTCGTCGAGGTGGATGGCGCGTCCCTCGATCAGCAGGACGTCGATCCCGACGAGGCCGCGGGAGGGCGGGAGGCGACCGATGGCGTTCATGCCCTCGCCTCCACCTGGAAGTCGGCATCCTCGGGCGCGGCCTTGCCGTCCCGGGCCCATGCAGGCAGCGACCCGCTGCCGGTCCATGCGGCCCGATCGCGGTCATCGTAGTCCGGCTCGTCGCCGAAGCCGATGAACCCTGGCGGCAGGCTCTCCTGGGTGGCGCTGAGGATCGCGCGGGCCGCGGCAACATCGGTGTCGCCCTCGACGGAAGTACCCTCGAGCGACAGCGCTAGGGCCAAGCCGAAGACGCGCAGACCGTCCAGCGTCGTAGGAGCGGGCAAGGCAAGGACGCGGGAGACCTCGTGCCGCTTCGCCCTGTTTACCGCCCGCGCGGCCTTGGGGGCGGAAGAGGTGGGATTCGAACTCCCCTCGATCGGCCTGGAGGCCACGAACCAGGCATAGGCGGTCAGCAGGCGATGCCGGCAGGCGACGTGCGGATCGGAGGCGGTCTGAGAAGCGATCACGACAGCACCCCCTCGCTCGAGATGCTGAGCCGGCCGGCGCCGTAGTCCTCGACCCAGGCCGGGTTCTCGCCGGCCGGACCGAACAGCGCCGGCAGGGCGGCGGCGACATCGTCGTAGATCCGGTTCAGGAGGCGCTCGGCACGTTCGATGGCTGCGCTGCGCTGATCGTCATCCGTGAGGACCCGGTCCTCGGGCGCGTAGGCGGCGCCCGAGAGGAAGTCCTGGAACACGAGGTCGACCAGCGTGGTGCCGAGCGTATCCCGGGTCTCGGGTAGCAGGCCGGCCCAGGCGGTGGCCGGGTGGAGCGGCGGGAGGGCCGCGCCGGTGGGGCCGGCAGCACGAGGCTGCCGGGTCGGGAATGCAATGGCGTTCGCCATGGTTCAGCGCTTCCCCTGTAGGGTCGCAACCTCATCGCGCAGGCTGGAGGCCAGTCGCGCTGTAGCGTTCCAGTCTCCAGCCAAAAGCTTGCAACGCATCAACCTTTCGCCGCGGTCGTCGGCGTCGGACACATCAGCGGGTTTGCGCTTTAGCAATTCGTCCGCGACGGCGTCCTTGAGCGCCATGCAGCGATCCCCTTCATCGGTGATTAAGCCCAAGCCGGCCTCTCCGAGCTTCGGCCACCACGCGGCAGTGAAGAACTGATCTCCCGATCGCTCGTAGACATCGAACAGGGCGCAGAGCTGCGGGATGGAGCAGCCCGACAGGTCGAGGCTCAGCGCATCTGGGCTGATGTGCGCTTCCGCGTCCGTCGCCTGAGGGAAAGGCGCACAGTTCATCTCCTTCAGATCTGCCGCGATCGAAAGGGCAAGCTCCTCAAGCTGGTGTTGCTGATGCCTGACGCTGTCCAGGCTGTAGAGCGATCCCTTGGCCTTCAGCTCCTCCATCGTATGAGCCCGGGTCGCTACGATGCGCGTAAAGATGGCCCTGCCGCGCTCCTCAAGGCGCACCCAGTCCGGTGCGTCATGGGCGTCCGCGTAGTCGCCAGCCGCCAGGATCGCGTCCTGCTCGGTCTCGATGGCGCCGAGTTCCCCGACCAGCGAGAGCAGGGTGGTGTCCAGAGTGACCCACGATGCCGCCGGGGCAGCGACCGCTTTGGCAGCGCTGACGGCGCCCTCGTCCATCTGCCGGAGATGGCGCATCTCCTCCGGCTCACGAGCGTGCTCGCCGAAGCGGAGGTTACGGTAGGCGACCGGCATCGGATGATCCCGTCCGAATGACCGGTCAGCCACGAGGGCGCTCGTCTGCCGCTCGATCACGGCGAGGGCGTAGGCGACGCGGTCTGCGTCTGACTGCAAAGGCGTGTGCAGCAGCGCCCGGAAGGTCTCCTCCTCGGCCTGCTTTCGGGCCTGGGCGTCCGGCTCACCGTAGGTCTGGGCGAAGAGAGCGTGTGCGTAGGCCAGTTCGTGCGCTTCGATCCGCGCGGCCAGGGTCTTCGACGGCGCACCGGCGCCGACAAGAGCCGGCGGGGTGTAGCGTGCCGGTGAAGTCGGCACCTCCGCCGAGACGTGCTCCGGCGAGAATGAAACGTGAACGCCTTCGGGCATACCGGGGACGTGAAGCATGGCAGCCTCCTGATGGGTCTGGCTGTGTGGGAAGAAGCGGGCGTGATGACCCGCGGGGTGGCCCGTCCGGGCCGGCTCTCAGCCGACGAGGGCGGGAACTGGGAAGAAGAGGGTCAGGCTACGGGCGCGTCGGCCGTGGTGGCTTCGCTTTCAGGCCGCATCTGTTCGGCTCAGGGGTCTTTGGCTATCGGCGGGAGATCGAACGGCAAGCCGAGCTTCACGATGCCGTCGAGGGGCATACCAGGGTGCAAGATAGTCGGCCCAGGCGGGCATCATGTAGTCGGCGCCAAGCGCCTTCACGGTGAGGCCAGTATGGGCTTCCAGCGCGCTGGCGATCGAGAACAGCACCCGCTGCAGATCGGCGTGGGTCTGCTTCAGGTTGGCGTCTAGATCCTCATCAAGTTCCACAGTGAGGTCGTAGGCGATCACGGTCTGAGCGAGGGCATCCGCGAGGGTAGTGGCGCGCCCGTGGCTGATCGCCTCCTGCAAGGCGTCGATCCGGCGCTGAGCCAGTTCCATTGCTTGCTCGCGCTCCCGCTCCTTGTCGCGATCGCCCTTCACCTCCTGGAGCGACTGATCGATTCGCAGGTGCAGCCGCACCGCCTCGCCCAGCATCCGACCCAGGTCGCCCGGGGAGGTGCCGCCGTTCCGTGACCGCGCTTCGTAGTACATGAGACGCTCCTGTGCCGGTTGGCTGCGTTGGGCTATCTGGACAAGTTAGCAACTTGTGCAACTTGCTCAGTGAGGACATATATGTGGGCGGACGTCAAGCGGAGTTGTGCAACTTGCGCAAAGTGCGGTATGAAAGCCCATGACCGACGAACTCAAAGACCAGCGCATCCCGATTATGATGACGCCTTCGGAAGTGAAGGCAGTCGATGACTGGATGTTCGAGAATAGGATTCGCTCTAGAGGCGGTGCGATTCGCTCGCTTGTGAGTAGAGGCATCATGTTTGATGATGCTTATGAAGCTATAGGGGCCAGCCTTGATGTTATTGCCGCGTTTCAGAAGAAAGAAATTACGAACGATTTGATAAATGATTATTTCAAAAAGGTACGTAAGTTTTTCGACGCAATCAAAGAAACCACTGCAACAAACAATTCTGTTTCTGACCAATTAGATAAAATCCGTTCAGACTTAGAAATTGTAGTTTTGAGCAAGCCTTCCGATCAGGACCCAAAAAAATAAACTGAGATTTCATGGACGCACCAGATGCAGGACGCCCTGGCCTGTCAGAGCGTCAACGTGGTCCCGGATCATCCGCTCGCCCTCGTAGATGAGCCACGCGTTGATCGCCTCGACTTGGAACAGGTAGCGACCGGATTCGCGGCTGATGCGGGTGGCGTAGCCGTGGTCCGCCGAGAAGCGCCGGAGGCGGGCCGACACCTTCTGCGAGAAGGCGCGCCGCTTACGGGTCGGAACCATTCTCTCAACCAGGATCAGCAGGGCCGGTTTGTAGCCGACGGCGACCGCGCGCTCGTCCACCTCCAGGTGGGCCTTGAGCAGGTCCGGCAGGACATGCGTCAGCGCCTCGGCGAGGAGGCCAGGCACCACCGACTTCACGATGCCGCCGATCGTGCGCCGGGCTGCCGGGCCGAGATCATCGGCGATGGCGCCGGCCATGCGCTCGACCTCGAAGTATCGGTCGATCATCTCGCCCTGGACTGCCCAAGCGCGATCGTCGGACATCGGCTTGATCAGCTTGAGGTATCCGCGCCGGGTGATGAGTTTCCCGCGGGCGGTGCGCTCCGGGAAAATCCCCTCCAGGGACATCCGACGTATCTCGTCGGATGTGGGCTCGAAGTAGTCCACCCCCTCCACGAACCGCTCTCGGTTATCGCGAAAGGTTCGGCCGGCGGTGCCGTCGGGCCGCTGGTGGATGCGGTCGACCATCGCGAAGGTGACGACGCGCTCGCCCTTGTAGGCGACGATGCCGACATCGACGTCCAGGATGCGGATGTGCTTGGTGTTCGACATCCCTCAACCATCCATCTGGCGGGTGAGCACGTGACCGGCGCACCAGAGCGCGGCGACGAGGAGGATGGGCACGAAGGGGGCGAGGTTGGACAGCACGAACGGCCTCCAGCGCCTCGGTGAGAGGCGATGGAGGGAGTGTGCCCAGACAAGGCACTTTAGTCAAGCCCATTATGGGCACATTTGTGCCCTGTTCGCAGCCGGGTTCATGTACCAAACGCGAAAGTCCCGCGCGGTGGCGGGGCTTTACGGCTATCAAATCTGGGCTACGTAGTTTGATCGGGGTCGTCAGTTCCTATGGCCTTAAGTGCTATCTGCGAAAATGAAGGCGGTAGCACACCTTCGCTTTCTTTCTTGCCTATGTAGTTCGCGAACTTACCTCCCTTCAAATAATCTTCTCGCATCCAGCGCCTGAACTCGGGAAGCGCAGCATCTGGATAGCAAAATGGTTTTTGGGGATTAGATGCTGATTGGGGAAAATAATCGGGGTACTCGTGCAAATATTTTATCCTGTCGCCATATTTCTCAGCTAATTTTGCGGCCTTCCAATGATTTGACCAATGGGTCCCAACGCTAATATCTGGAACAAACTCGGCACCAATCGGCGCCCCACCTCTGATCATTGTAACAATTAAATCTGCAATTTCTTTGAATATACCAAAGTATCCATTTGGTATTTTATTTGATACCAACGTAACTCGATCGTGAAATTGTTGCCATGCGATAGGTATCGCGCCTGCGGGATTGTATCCAACTTGTGTATAAATAAAATCTTGGAGAGCCTTGCCTGCGAGGAGCCTAAAATTGTCCCTGGCCTGTTCTTGATTTAAAATATCCGCCTCAAATGCAAAATATTCGAGAATAGCCAGACAGGCTACATCAGAATATGCATGAATAATACGATTTGCTTCTTTAATTTCTTTGTAGGGCATGTCCAAGACGATGCCGCGCCGGCTAAGCAAAGATTTTATTTTGGTGATGCGTCCTTTCTGGATCGTATCATTCCAGTCTTGTCCAATTGTGGCTATGTGTCGGTTTTCTACACCGCACAGGCGCGCAAGTCCACGTTGAGTTAGAAAGGGAGTGCCATCGCTGAGCACGCCCATATTTATGCCGTGGACCTCTTTTTCTATCTCCACACGGAGGTCCAGCTCCCCTTGTGAGGGGGTGAGTTCCTTTGAGCCTGAAAAACCACCTAAACCACTGCGATTGCTTGGCATTCTGGTGAGTCCCTGCCCTAACGGAATGACGCGCCGGAGAGTCGATTCACTCCGTAGTCAGCCTCCCGAGATACCGCCCAGTGATAGCAATTTCGTCAAGGGTTCTATCCTCGGGCGAGTGCTTCGGATTGTCAGATATAAGTCGCACCCGTACCGGGTCCTGCCCTCGTGCCGATGAAATCTCCAGCCGCTTCAAGATCACGCCGCCAAGCGCATCCGCGAGCGCGTAGATGCCTGGCGGTGAAGGCACACGGTGGCCCACATCCACGAACACGATGTCCCCGTCGTGGATTTTCGGCTCCATCGAGTCGCCTATGGCCTCGAAGCATCGAATGCGGTGCGCCGGCACGCGGAAACGCCCGCGCACAACGTCAGCCGGGATGCGCCACCAGTCCTTCACGCCCTCGGCCGCGTAGCTATTGCCGTCTGCATTCATCAGATCGGTGACGTGGGTCGCACCACCGGGGCCCATGCCGATCGCTACCTCGGCTTGGAGGATGGCATCCTTCGGCAGGCTGCCGACATCGCGCCCCATCGTGCCCTCGACCATGCGAGGCTCGTGGTCCCCTGGGTCCGCTTCTTCCGGATCGAAGCTATCGACAAGCGAGGTTGACCGGCGCGGCTTGTCGGTGACGATGTCGCCTGCGTCCACCCCGAACACCTCGGCCGCGCGATCGATCCAGACATTGGAAAGCCGTCGCGCTCCGGATTCCAGCTTGGCGAGCTGATTCCGCGTCGTTCCCATCTTCTCGGCTGCGGCTTCCTGGGAGAGCCCGCGCGCCTCGCGTAGTGCTTTGAGATTGTTCGCCACGATACCCAACATGCTTGGGTGTGCCCGTCTTGGGCAGAGCACAAAGTGGGCACATCAAAGCTGGACATCGTGCCCTTTATGGGCATATAATGTGCCCATGAAGCTCGCCGCCTACATGCAAGCTGAGGGCCTGGACGATGCTGCGATGGCGGCTCGCATTGGTCCTGACGTGTCGCTCTGGGCCGTCCGAAAATGGCGGTATGGGCAGCGCATCCCGCGCCTTGGGATGCTGAAGCGCATCTCGGATGTCACAGCCGGCGCGGTCACCGCACAGGACCATTTCGACGCAGCTTCTACATCGTCGGCAGGTAGGAGCGCTGCCCTGGTGGCCACGGGAGCCGCAGCGTGATCCGCCTGTTCCTCGCTCGGTTCAGTGCGGCGACCGGGCGGCGCAATCGATCTGTTCGCCGTCCGGCGCTCGCAGTTCTGAACAACCGCGTGACGGGGTCAGGCCATGCCGCCCTTCCACGCCCTGGTCTGCTCGGTGAGCTTCGCCACCACTTCGTGCAGCAGCACCATCGCGGCTCGGATCAGCTCGACCGTGGGCACGCTGTAGGCCAGCAGCCAGACGGTGATGTCGAAGCCTCTGCCGTCTCGTTCGACCCGGAAGGTGATTGCGTAGGTCTCCGGGCCGAAGGGGTCGTCGTCTTCGAACTCGACGCGCTGCAGCTCGATCGTGAAGTCCTGATCGGGGTCGGTCTCGCGTCCGGTCATGGCCGGCTCCTTTCATCGGGGCCGGCGGCAGGATTGGAGCGCGCTTCGCTCCCAGGGCGCGTGCCGGCGTCGGCGCTGGCGCGCCCGCTCCTTGTGTCTGCGTCTCGTCTCGGCGGCCTGCGCCGCGCCCGGTCCTGCCAGGGGGGTGCGCGGCGTGGGCTCCGTCTCCGTCAATCCATCCTCGGGGCGTCTCCTCATCTGGCACCTCCGTCACGACCCGGATCGTGGCGGAGGTGGATTGGGAGATGTCCCAAAAGTCTTGGGAGCAGCGCGTGACCGCGTTCGTGCTTGAGGCAGCCGAGGGCCTGCGTGAGATCGCGCAGCCGGTCGGCAACGACAGCATCAAGGTTCAGATTGGCCGTGCGGCGCGCCGGGCCGGGCTCTCGTACTGGCGGGCCTTCGACCTCTGGTATCGCAAGGCCCGGCGCGTCCAGGCCGCGGAGATCGAGGCGATCCGAGCGGCCCGTGCGACCCGCACCCGGGAGAGATCACATGAGTTGGCGTGCTTGGCAGCAGACGTCGAAGCGCTGGCGGAACGCGTGTCCCGCCTCTCTGCGGGATCCGCTGGGGCGGACGCTGCTGCGCTCCGGACGCTGGCTGGCCGGTCTCGGCGTCTGGCTGATGGAGAGTGATCCGTGAGCGCTCCTGCCCCCACCCTCGCCGCCGACGCGCCGGACGCCGGGTTCACGCCGGCCCGCGCCTACCGGGACAGCCTGTTCCGGGCCTGGGTCGACGCCAAGCGCTGCGCCGCCGACAGCGAGGACCCGGCTGACCATGCCGCCGTCGCCGCGGCCTACACCGCCTTCATGCGGGCCCACCTCGCCCACGACGAGCGCGATCACCTGGCGCTCGAGGACGAGGTCACCCGTCTGACGGCCGAGAACCTGCGCCTGCGCGGCGCGATCCTCACGGCGGCCGCAGCCGTCACGATCCCGGAGGCCGCGGAATGATGGCGCAGCGGACGATCCTTCCCGGCCGGCGCAACCACGAGGTTTTCGACTTCGTGTTCTCCCGCGGCCCGCACGACAACGGCACGAGCTACACGATCGGCCTCGGCCGCTACCCTGACGGCCGGCTCGCCGAGGTGTTCGTCGACTGCCACAAGCTGGCGTCGTCCCTGACCGACGACGCCCGGGACGTCGGCATCGCGCTGTCGATCCAGCTGCAGCACGGCGTGCCGCTCGCCGCGCTCGCCGGCGCGGTGGCGAGGCGCCCGGACGGCGCGCCCTGCGGCCTGACCGGCGGTCTGGTCGAGGCGATCATGAAGTACGAGGCCGCCGCGTGATGGCCGACAAGAGCGCCATCGTCATCCTGGTGAGCGATCGGCCGGTCTCTGGCCCGCGGCTCGACCAACTGATCCGCTGGTACGACGCCCAGGCCCGATCGGAAGAACAGCTCGCCGACGAACTCGACGGCAGCGACCTGACCGAGGCGGCGCAGCGGAACCGTGCGCGGGCTCGCGCGCACCGCGACACGATCCTGGCCCTCTCGCTGCTGCAGCCGGCCCCTGAGCCGCCGGTGACGGAGTTCCGGGGCCACCTGACCACCAAGGAGCGGCCGAGGGCCCAGGTTCGCGCGCCGCCGTGACCGCCCGCGCCTAGGGCGCCCACCCGTCCCATCCACTGACGCCTGCAACCGACCGCGCCTGCGGTTCTCGGAACGGTCTCGCCATGCCCGAACTCAAGACACAGCTTCGTGCTGATCCGAGCCTCTACGCCGCCGCCGACGCGGCCCTGTACACCCTGCGGCAGGAGTTGGTCCGCCGGGCCCGTGAGGCCGGCGACTACCGGATGGTGGTCGATTTCGGGGACTGCCTGCTGCGCTACGGCGGCTCCACCATCGCCAAGGCTTCGAGCCTGACGAACGCCGCCGAGCATGCCTACCGCGTGGCTGACGGTCTGGTTGCTGCCTCCCTGCAGGGAGGCGAGCAATGAGCGTCGTCGCAGCCAAATGGGCCAAGCGCCAGCGCGTGCGGACCACCTGCCGGGTCGTGCTGAACGCGCTCGCCGACTACGCGGACAAGGAAGGCCGCTGCTGGCCGTCGCAGGCCACGCTGGCCGCCGAGACCGGCCTCGCGGTCCGCACCATCCGCCTCGTCCTGGCCGAGCTGAATGCCGCCGGCGTCATCGCCCGGACGCACCGCGGCAACGGTATGGGCGGGCGCGCCACGGACCTGATCGTCCTCCGCCTGGAGGGAGACTTCGACCTCGTCACGGTGCCTGTCGACCCCAGCTACGAGCCCGAGCCGGCCCGGCCAGCAGCCTGCGACTTTCCGGCAGACGATGCCGCTAAGTCCGGAGACAGTTACCGGCATATCAAGGACGGGTTAGCGGCATCTGAAGGTCGGGTTAGCGGCACCACGTGCCGGGGAAAGAACCTACCAAGAACTACCATGAACCTTCTTCCTAGCCGTGAGAAGAGGTTTCAGGATGTGGAGCATGCAGGCGCGACCCCGCCCCGCGGCTCCGCCTTCGACCCGTTCGGCGACGACGCTTTCGGCCCAAGCTCCCCCCTCGGCTTGGACATCCCGGCCTGGGACGATCTCGACGTCGCCGCAGAGGGCGACCGATGAGCCGGCAGCTTCGCCCCCACCAGGTCGCGATCATCGACCGCCTCCGGGACTCGCTCCGCAGCGGCCGCCGCCGGCCGATGGTCCAAGCGCCCACCGGGGCGGGCAAGACCGTGGTGGCCGGCGCGATCGTCCGGGGCTCGCTGGCGAAGGGCCGGCGGATCCTGTTCGTCGTCCCGGCCCTGTCGCTGATCGACCAGACCGTGCGGTCGTTCTTCGCCGAGGGGATCCACGACGTCGGGGTGATCCAGGGCAGCCACCCGATGACCGACGCGAGCAAGCCGGTGCAGGTCGCGTCGATCCAGACCCTGCAGCGCCGGGCGATCCCGCCGTTCGACATCGTCGTGATCGACGAGGCGCATCGCTGGTTCGAGATGCTGGGCGCGTGGATGGCCGATCCGGCCTGGGAGCGCGTCCCGTTCGTCGGCCTCTCGGCGACGCCTTGGACGAAGGGGCTGGGCAAGTTCTACGACGACCTGATCCAGGTCACGACCACCGCCGAGCTGATCGAGGCCGGCTACCTGTCGCCGTTCCGGGTCTACGCCCCGTCGCATCCCGACCTGTCCGAGGTCCGCACGGTGGCCGGCGACTACCACGAGGGCGACCTCGGCGAGGCGATGAACCAGGCCCCCCTCGTCGCCGACATTGTCCAGACCTGGCTCCGGCGGGGTGAGAACCGCCCGACGTTCATCTTCGCCGTCGACCGGCCGCATGCGAAGCACCTCCAGGCGCAGTTCCAGGCGGCCGGCGTGGCAACCGGGTACATCGACGCCTACACCGGCAGCGAGGAGCGGGAAGCGCTGTTCCGGCAGTTCACCCGCGGCGAGCTGAAGGCGATCGCGAGCGTCGGGTGCCTGACCACGGGCGTGGATCTCGACGTGCGCTGCATCGTGCTGGCTCGGCCGACCAAGTCCGAGATGCTGTTCGTCCAGATCATCGGGCGAGGCCTGCGGACGGCGCCGGGCAAGACCGACTGCTTGGTGCTCGATCACTCCGACACGCATCTGCGGCTCGGGTTCGTGACCGACATCCACCACGACCGGCTCGACGACGGCCGGGAGCGCCAGAAGCGCGACGCGAGGGAGCGTCCGGAGCCGCTGCCGAAGGAGTGCTCGTCCTGCAGCTTCCTCAAGCCGCCGAAGGTCCACGCCTGCCCCGCCTGCGGCTTCAAGCCGGAGAAGCAGAGCGAGATCCAGTGCGAGGACGGCGAGCTCATCGAGGTGAAGCCGCTCAAGGCGAAGGCCAGGACGCTCGAGAAGGCCGACCTGTTCGGGCAGCTCAAGCTCGTCGGGCGGCGCCGGGGCTACTCGGCCGGCTGGGCAGCGAACCAGTTCCGCGAACTCACCGGTGTCTGGCCCAACCACTACCGGGACGCCCCTGAGGTCGAGCCCACCCCCGAGATCCTGGGCTGGATCAAGTCGCGTGCCATCGCCTTCGCCAAGAAGCGGGAGGTCCACCATGTCCAGGCCGCTGAGTGAACGCGCCAGCGGTCGGTGGTCCGAACTCCTGCCCCTCCTCGGGGTGAATCGGAAGTACCTGACCGCCAAGCAGGGCCCTTGCCCGCTCTGCAGCGGCAAGACCCGCTTCCGCTTCGACGACCTCGAAGGCCGAGGGACCTGGTTCTGCAATCACTGCGGGCCCGGCGACGGCCCGACGCTGGCGATGAGGGTGATCGGCATCTCGTTCAGGGAGGTGGCCGAGCGCGTCGATGCCTTGCTGGGCACGGTCCCGGCCCGCCCGGTACGGGAAAAGCCCTCCGCCAGCGACTGCCGCGAGCGCCTGAACCGGCTGTGGCGAGCCTCCTCGCCGGTGCTGCCCGGCGACCCCGTCGCCCGATATCTCGCACGGCGCGTTGGCCTGACCACCATCCCGGCTTGCCTGCGCACGGTGCCCCGCCTCCGTTACCAGGACGAGACGCCCTCCTGGCATCCGGCCATGCTCGCCATGGTCACCGGCCCCGACGGCGCACCGGCCACGATCCATCGGACCTACTTGACCAGCGATGGCAGGAAGGCACCCGTCGAGCACCCGCGCCGGCTGATGCCGGGCACCATCCCGGCCGGCGCCGCGATCCGCCTGTTCGATCCTGCCCCTGTCCTCGGGATCGCCGAGGGGATCGAGACGGCTCTGGCCGCGGCGTCTCTCTTCGGCATCCCGTGCTGGGCCGCGATCAACTCCACCATGCTCGCCAAGTGGGAGCCGCCGCCAAACGTCGAGGAGGTCGTCGTGTTCGGAGATTCGGATGCAGCCTACGCAGGACAGGCAGCGGCCTACGCCCTCGCGCACCGAATTCATCGTGGCATATCCACCGTGAGAGTGGAGATACCTTCTGAGATCGGTGTGGATTGGTGTGATATCCTGGCGGATCAACTGATTGCCGCCTGACTTTTGCTGATCCTGTTTGCCAGTATCCCGAGTGGAGTGTGTCATGACCAAGAAGCAGCGAGCCCGCCGCAAGGCCCGTCGTCAGCAGTCCGTGAAGCACGCTCAGACAGCGGCCCGCCACGACCGTGAGAAGGCCATCAAGCGCCGCCTGCGGGCCCGTGAGCGGGTGATCCTGCCGGTCGGGCGGGAATGGCTCGCCGTCGAGGCCTATCCCCTCAGCGGGGCTCGCTGTGCCGCTGCGCTCAAGGCCGCCGGCCTGCCGGTGTTCGAGGCCAGGGAGAAGGTCCGCGAGCAGCGTGACGGGCGCCCTCCCCGCGTCGCCATGGTGCCGGTGATGCGCCGGGTGCTGTTCGTCGGCCTGCGCGGCTGGTCCGACATGCGGCTGATCGAGGAGTGCCGGCACGTCTGGCGGGTGTTCTCGGTCACTGTCCACGGCTTGGACTGGGTGCCTCGCGACCACTACCGCCAGGCGCTGTTCGAGGCGGAGATCCTGGGCGATCGCACCATGCCGTTCATCCCTGCTGCGGCCATGCAGGAGTTCGCGGACCACGTCATCGGCTACAAGCGGTTCGACAAGCGCACCGGCCTGTCGCACGTCGCGACCGAGACGGATCTGCTGGCACTGCTATTCCAGGCAGGCGACCGCGTGAAGGTCACGGGAGGGCCGTTCGCCTCGTTCCCGGGCATCGTGGATGGGCACGATCCGACGACCGACCTCTACACGGTGGGCGTTAGCGTGTTCGGCAGGGTCACGCGCGTGCCCTGTGAGGAGAGGCAGCTTGAGGCAGCTTGAGCGGCGAAAGGGGTTACGCCCTGGCGGAGCGGATGGGGATCTGAGGCGGATCAGGCTGCCCGCAGCTTGCGTGCGGCCTCCGCCAGCGCCTCATTCATCCGCGTCTGCCACCCCGGGCCGGTCGCCTTGAACGCCTCCAGCACCTCGAGATCGACGCGCAGCGAGATGGGGATGCGCTTGACCGAGGCTTTCGGGCGCCCGCCACGGCTCTTGAGGGCGGCGAGATCTTGAGGCAGGTCGGCCGGCCCAAGGCGCATCTGGGAAAGCTCCTCGCCGGTCAGCGGTGGATTGTCGGACACCTCGTCCCAGTCCTCCTGGGTGTAGTTCGGGTTCGGCACGTAGCCAGGGGCGTGCTTAGAGCGCGTCATAGATGGCTCTGCTGGGAATTTATAGCAACTTTAACTGATTTGAGCAAAAGATGGTGGGGCTTTCGGTCATGCTGCAACGCTCGACAGCGCACGCTCGACGGCAGCAGGCTCCCTGTCGATGACGATCAGGAGCGTCCTGGCTGCAGCGTCGGGGGTACGCCGCTTCTGCTCCCAATCGCGGATGGCGGCGGGCGAGAACCCGAACCGCTGGGCGAACCTCTCCTGAGAGAGGCCGGTCTTCTTGCGGATCTCGGCCACATCGACGGACGGAGGCGTGAAGACCCGGGCCGGCTCCATCTCGCCGCGAGCAATCGCCCGCGCTTCCTGCGCACTCTTGAGAAGACGTTCGCCGAGCTTCGTCATCAGATCCTCCGTTTCAGGGTCGTCAGCCGCGCCGCCACGCCCGCGCGGTAGTCGTCGGCTAGGCAGGAAAGTTCAACGGCGAGAGCATTCCGCTCCGCCTTGGTCAGATTGGCGCGGTCGCCCTTGTCGATGAGAGCCAAGAGAAAGAGCGGAACGTCGTCCCCGCCGTAGTAGTGGATCGTGCGATACCCGCCGCTCTTGCCTTTGCCCTTCCCGGCGAACCGTACCTTACGAGCGCCACCCGTGCCGGACATCACGTCCCCAGCCTGCGGGTTCTCCGAGAGCCACGCCGACATGGCCTGGATCTCTTCGTCGGTGAGGCCAGCATCCGCCGCGTCGGTCTCGAAGGTGGGGGTGGTCAAGACCGCGTGCATGGGTTCGATATACGGCATTGCCGTACATTGGTCAATGCGGCTCATCCCGCTCGGTAGCGCGAAGCGGGAAATCTCATTCGGCCGGCGAGGATCGCGCCGAGGCAGGTCCCGCTGATGCAGTGGTGAATGCCCATTTTGGCGAGATGGATCCGGACGAACCGCTTGTGAAACCTGGCGAAGTTCTGTACGTTTCGCCTCAGGCAATCCAGCTTCAACGAGCGGGGTCTTCCCGCCGCACAAGACGCGCCCCGGTTGGGGCCCGCCCGATCGGAGGATCGGCAGCTTGGACCCGGCCCGCGGAGGTGCACAGCACCGTGGCGAGGCAGCCGGCGAAGCTATGAGTTTCACCCCGAGCAGCGACGACGCGCCGGGGCAGCAGAGATCGGTGTGGGGCGCCCACTCTTTCCCTAGCGCTTAGATCGGGGCGGGAGGAAATCCGCCGGCTCACACCGATAGAGTTCGATACGGGCTCCATGCTCGGGCGCATGGGCAGACAGGCGGTGCGCACGCCGTTCCGGACCTTCGAGGCAAAACGTCGGCCCGCATCGATCCAATCAGGCGGCGAGGGCCTTGGTGTACGGGAGCCCGTACATCCTCATCGCGACTTGGCCTTCACCAATCCGGCTCCGGAGCCGCCCTGATAGCGAGGATGGGATGCTCACCGAGCACAAGCGCGTGAAGCTCGGCCACATTCCCGGCGATATCAGCATCGGCGCCCAGATCGCTTTTCGTGAAGGTCGTGTGCCGCTGATGGTCTTCCCTTGGCAGATCCTCGACGAGCGCGACACCAAGGCCATGCGGCGGTACCTGAAGGGCAAGAGCCGGGCCGTGCAGCGTCGTCGGGATCGAGTGGCTATCTCAGCTGGCTTCGCTTCTCGATAGCCCCTCAGATCGCATTACAGCCCCGCCCGCGGCCGATTGAGCCTCCCATGTCCTCGCCACCATCCTGCTCCTCATCCTCGTCCCGATGGCCCTCGGCGGCGGCTTCTACGGCGGTCCCACCTACCCCTACCGCACAGGCGGATGGAGCATCGGAGGCGTTTTGCTGCTGGTGCTCGTCGTCATGCTGGTGATGGGGCGGATTTGATTGCATGCCAAGATTGAAGCGATTTTCGGATGCTGAGCGCGCCGACCGGTATGCGGTGTCGTTCCGGACTACTAAGAGCACCCACGATGCGATTGTCGCTGCGGCTGAGGCTGAAGGCTGTTCCGTTTCGCGTTGGATGGAGAGCGTCATTGAGCGGCATCTTTTCGCTCAAGACATTCTTGCCGTGGTTCGTCACGAGATCCGTGCTGCCGCCGGTCTGAGCGAGCGACTGCCCGTCGATCGGCCGTCTGCTCCGTCAGAAGACATCTCCGCTTTCGGTCCGTACGTGAGGCAGTAGGCCGATTATCGCCCACTTAATTAAATTCGGAAATTGGGAAAATGGGCGAGCGCACTGGGCGCCCTCGCGGCCGACCGAAAGGCGCCAAGAGCAAGCATACGCGAGAGCGGGAGGCGGCGGTTCAGGCGGCGGCTGAGGCTCTTGCCGAAGCGATCCCTGAGGCGTTCGATGGCGACGCCCACGCGCTGCTCATGGCGGTCTATAAGGACCCTCGTCATCCGATCGAGCTTCGTCTCGACGCGGCCGGCAAGGCGATCAAGTTCGAGAAGCCCGCGCTCGCCAGCGTCGAGGCAAAGGTCGACCAGGACGTGAACATCCGCGAGCCGGTCGATCGCCCCCCGCGTGAAACGCGCGAGGAATGGAACGCTCGCAAGTTGAGAGAGATGGGACTCAATGTGGTCGCCGCAGCCGGGGCCGCAGGCCGACGCCATTAGCGCCGATTGGTGCCCGGAGCTGTTCTTCGGGGGCGCAGCGGGCGGCGGCAAGAGCGACTACCTGCTTGGCGACTTCCTGCAGGACGTGAACACCTACGGGGCCGCCTGGCGCGGCGTCGTGTTCCGGCGGACCTACCCGGAGCTTGAGGAGCTTCTGGCCCGCAGCAACGAGCTGTTCCTTCCGGAAGGCGGGGACTGGAACGTCCAGAAGAAGCTCTGGACATTCCCGAGCGGCGCCACGCTCCGGATGCGATATCTCGAGAGCGATCGGGACGCGACCCGCTACCAGGGCCATCAGTACACCTGGATCGGCTGGGACGAGCTGACACAGTGGGCGACGCTCTTCCCGTACCGCTACCTGCGAGGCCGTCTTCGCTCGGCGCATGAGGTTCCGACCAAGCGCATCCGCGCCGCGGCCAACCCGGGCGGCTCCGGGCATCTGGAGGTGAAGAGCTACTTCGTCGACCCGGCGCCTCAGGGCTATGTGCCGATCCTCGACGAGGTGACCGGCATGGAGCGGATGTACATCCCCTCCCGCTTGAGCGACAACGCGATCCTGGTTCGCAACGACCCGGGTTATGCGGGGCGCCTTGCCGGTCTCGGGTCGGAACAGCTCGTCAAGGCGATGCTTGGCGGCGACTGGTCGGTTATCGACGGCGCGTTCTTCGGTGAATGGTCCTCCGCTCGGCATGCCGTCCAACCCTTTGCGATCCCGAGTGACTGGCTGCGCTTCCGTTCGATGGATTGGGGCTCGGCCAAGCCCTTCAGTGTTGGTTGGTGGGCTGTTGCAGGGGACGACTACCGTCTCGGAGACGATCGGGTCATTCCCCGTGGCGCCCTCATCCGCTATCGCGAATGGTACGGCTGCATCCCCGGCAAGCCCAACACCGGCCTAAAGCTCACCGCCGAGGAAGTCGCGGCGGGCATCGTGGAGCGTGAGGCCGGCGAGAGCATCGCCTACGGGACGCTGGACCCGGCAGCCTTCGCCCAGGATGGTGGCCCATCGATCGCCGAGCGGATGCGCTCCTGGCGCGGCCCGAACAGTAGGATGGGGCCGATCTTCCGCCCAGCCGACAACGCCCGCGTCGCTCGCTCCGGCGCCATGGGCGGCTGGGACGCGGTGCGAGCCCGGCTCAAAGGCATCGACGGCAACCCGATGCTGTTCGTGTTCTCCACCTGCAAGGACTTCATCCGCACCGTGCCGGTCCTGCAGCACGATCCGCACCGCGCCGAGGATCTGGACACGTCGGCTGAGGACCACGTCGCGGACGAAGCACGCTATGCGTGCATGTCACGGCCTTGGGTTGCGGAAGCCAAGCCCGTCTCTCGCCAAACCTCTTCCGGCTATCGCTCGGCCCGCCAGGATCCGCCCTCCTGGCGCATTGGCGGCGCCTGACACGCTCTGAGGCCCCATGCTCCACCGCATCGCCCTGATCGGCGCGCTGGCGCTCGTCTACGTCTTCGCTGGCCGTCCCGCAGCCGCACAGACTGTTCAGGTCGTGCAGGACTGCGCTGGCGTCACGGCGCCCGGCGGCCCTGGCGGCAGGCTCTACACCGATCAGGGCGGCCGGCTGTGCAGCGCATCCGTCGCCGTCCCTGCGATGAGCACGCAGGGCGGCCTCAACGTCTACCGCGTGATGAACGCGGCCAGCGCTGCGGCGGTCGCCGTCAAGGCATCGGCCGGTCGCCTCTACAGTTTTAATTTGTGCAACAACGCCAACGCGGCGCGCTACGTGCGCTTCTACAACTCCGCTACTGCCGCAACCACCGGCACGACGCCGGTCTACGCTGGCGCCATCACGCTCAGCGCCGGCACCTGCCAGCAGTTCACTACCAACTTCGGCCTGACGTTCTCGGCCGGCATCTCCATGGCGATCACCGCAGCCAACGGTGATGCGGACGCGACCGCGCCCCTGGCTGGCGACGTCTCGGGCTTCCTGGGATATCTGTGATGCAGCGGACCGCTTGCGCCTCTGCCCTTGCTGCGTCGCTGCTGCTGGCCGCTCCCGCCCTGGCAGCCGATGCGACGGCCTTCCTGCCGCTCCAGGATCCCAACATCCTGCCGGTCACCGCCGAGCCGCGCCAGTACACCATCCCGCAGCCCCAGGCGGCCACGTCCTACGTGCTGGACAACCCCTGCACGGTCGACATTCGGATCAAGTCCGTCCCCACGATGGCCGACACCGTGACGGCGACGACGGGGCGGCGGTTCATGGCCCGAACCTCGAATAGCCGCTCCTCAAGCCCGCTCATGACCGCGCAGCGCATCGTGAGCGTGATGGCGGTGTCGGATCCCGGCTCGGCCGGCTGCGCCGTCGAATTCACCTACGGGGTCGGGCAGTGATCCGCGCGCGGCTGCTTATGCTGGCGGCCTGTCTCGCTGCTGGCCTGACGGCCTCGGACGCGCGGACGATCTCGGCGCCTGGCGTAGGGCCAAAAGGAGACAAGGGCGATGCTGGGGCTCCCGGAAGCACTGGTCCTGCTGGGGTGCCTGGCCCTGTGGGGCCTAGTGGCCCTGCTGGAGCACAGGGAGCGAAAGGCGACACCGGCCCAGCTGGTCCTGCCGGTACGGTGGGCCCAACGGGCGCGACAGGTGCAACGGGACCGGCAGGCCCGGCGGGCGTTCAGGGAGCAGTTGGCCCGGCCGGTACGCCCCGCCGCGTCGAGCGATACACGGCGACTACCGACGCCACTGGCGTAGTGACCTACAGCTTTCCTGCCTGCTCCGCGACACCTGACATTCAGGTCATCCCCTCCTGGATCGGCCAGCAGTACGTTGGCGGCGGCGTCACCGCGCAGACCCTGTCGACTGCCACCGTTCAGGGCATGGTCTCCCGCGGCACGCTGCTGCTGACGACGGGCCCTTTCGCTGCCGCCGGCTCCGGCGTTGCCATCACCATCCGCGTGATCTGCTGAATGACCGCAGGCCCCATCATGGTCACCGGGCCCGTGCCCGCGCCGCTGTCCTCCCCGGCCGCCTATGGCGCTGTTGCCGGCGTCGAGGTGGCAGAGGTGCTGGCCGAGCCGCAGGGCGCCGACCTCGTCACGCTCAAGCGGTGGTTCGACGCGTACAGCTCCGCCAAGGTCGGGGAGATCGAAGAGTCTCGCACCGCCCGGCTGTACTATCACGGGTCGCAGTGGACGAAGGAAGAGCTTGAGAAGCTGCGCGAGCGCGGTCAGCCGGCGATCACGAACAACCGCATCTCGCTCAAGATCGACGGCATCGTGGGCGTGGTCGATCGCCTGCGGATGGATCCCAAGGCTTCCCCGCGGACGCAGCAATACGCAGCTGGCGCGGAGATCGGCACGGCAGCGCTGCGCGAGGTATTCGACGCGAACAGGTGGGAAAGCCTGCGTCAGGAGGTGAGCCAGGATCTCGCCATTGACGGCATCGGTGGCGCCGAGCGTGACATCGAGACGGATATCGATGGCCAGCCCAACATCGTCCTGCGTCGCGTCGCGCCCGAGACGTTCTTCTACGATCCGCGCTCGGTGAAGGCCGACTTCTCGGATGCCCGCTACATGGGCGTCTACAAGTGGCTCGACCTCGACGCCGCGATCGAGATGGTGCCGGACCGCGAAGACGATCTGAAATCGGCCGTCGACAGCGGCGGCGGAGCCGATACCGCCTCGCAACAGGATTGGGAGAAGAACTGGTTCGACACGGCCCTGAAGCGGGTCAAGCTCGTCGAGATCTGGTATCGCTGGCGCGGCGACTGGTGGTTCGCACTCCACACCGGGCATCTGGTGCTGAAGGAGGGCAAGAGCCCCTTCGTTGACCGCCGCGGCAAGACCCGCTGCCGCTACAACATGGCGAGCGCTGGCGTCGACCACGACGGCGACCGCTACGGCTTCGTGCGCAACATGAAGTCGCCGCAGGACGAGATCAACCACCGCCGGTCGAAGCTCCTCTGGATCCTGAACGTCAATCAGGTCTTCGCCGAGGAGGGTGCGGTCGACGATCCGAACAAGACGCGCCGCGAGCTTGCGCGGCCGGATGCCTGGATCACCTACCGCCCGACCACGACCGGACAGAAGCCGTTCGAGATCCGCGACCAGGCTCAGCAGATGCAGGGCCAGGCCGAGCTTCTGACCGAGGCGAAGAACGAGATCGACAACTTCGGGCCGAACCCTGCCTTGCTCGGCTCGGGCCCGGCCTCGGCGTCAGGCCGCGCTCAGGCGCTCCAGCAGCAAGCCGGCATCGCGCAGCTCGGCCCCTACTTCGGGCGCTACAAGGCCTGGAAGCTCAGCCTCTACCGTGATGTCTGGGCCGACATTCAGCAGTTCTGGCAGGACGAGCGTTTCATCCGCGTGGCCGGCCCGGAGGAGGTGCAGTTCGTCCCGGTCAACACGCTGGTGATGACCAACGAGGGCCCGCGGCTCGCCAACGCCATCGGCGAGCTTGACCTCGACATCGTCATGGACGAGGGCCCGGATACGGTCACGGTCCATGAGGACGTGATGCAGACCCTGACGGCGATGATCCAGCAGGGCTTGCTTCCGGGCCCGCAGGCCATCGCCGCGACGCTTGAGCTGTCCGCCCTGCCGCCATCGGTCAAGCAGAAGATCATGGCCGCCGGACAGGCGCCCCAGCCCTCGCCTGAGCAGATGCAGGAGCAGCAGGCCGTCAAGGCGCTGGAGTTCCGCAACGCCGCCGCCAAGGTCGCCAAGACCGAAGCGGAGGCCGAGCGGGCGCACGCCGATGCGATCTACAAGCAGGTGCAGGCCCAGGAAGCCGGCGACCCTGCCGAGACGCAGGCCGTCGAGACCGCCGATCGCATCGTCGACATGGCGCACAAGCAGGCGCGCACTCGGCAGATCAATCAGCAGACCGCGATGGCGAGCGCGCAGATGGGTGCGCTCGGCCAGATGCCGATGACGGCGCCGGTCCGCTTCTAGTTCCCGTTCCCGCGCGCGGGTCATCGCGTGGGCTCACGGCGCCGCCCGGCCGCAACAGGGCGTCACGTCCAGCCAAACGTAGAGGCTAACCCACATGTCCGATCAGCACCTGTCGGAGGCGGATATCTTCGCCGCCGGCACCGAGCCGCACGTTCAGGAGCAGCAGCCCGGCCCCGAGCCCCACCAGCCCGAGCCGGCGCCTCAGGATCAGGAGCCCCAGCCGGAGCCCGCACAGGGCGAAGGACAGCCCCAGCCCGAGCCGCAGCAGCCCCGCCAGGAAGATCCGTTCGCGCGCGAGCGCAGCGGCTTCCTCAGTGACCTGAAGGCCGAGCGTGAGCGTCGGCAGGAGTTCGAGCGCCAGCTTGCCGAGCGCGACCGCCAGATGGCGGAGCAGATGGGCCGGATGCGCCAGATGGAGGAGTTCTTCCGTCAGGCCAGCCAGCCCCGGCAGCAGCCCCAGGCTCCCCAGCAGGCGCCTGACCCGTACGAGGACCCGCAGGGCTTCGCGCGGTTCCAGGCCCAGCAGGTGGTGGAACGGCAGCTCTCCCCGATCCTCGAGCGCCAGCAGCAGTACGAGCAGCGGACGCAGGCGATCATCCAGGGCATGCAGCGGCAGGTTGCTGTGGGCCAGTACGGCGCCGACGCCGCCCGCGAGGCGGAAGAGGCGTTCAACACCGCGGCGGCTCGCAACGCGATCGACCGGCACGAATGGGAGCGCATCCAGAGCGCACCCAACCCCTTCACCGCCGCCGTCGAGTGGCATCAGCGGCAGCGCACCCTTGAGACGGTCGGCACCGACCCGTCCAAGTGGTTCGAGACCGAGTTCCAACGCCGGGCACAGCAGGACCCCGCGTTTCAACAGCAGATGTTCGCGCTCCTGAACGGGCAGGCGCGCGAGGCCGCGGGCGCCCCTGCCCCCGCCGCCCCTGGCGCTAAGC